AAGGACCCATCAGGATCTTCATGTCAATTGCTTCCACTAGCTTTCGCATCCAGGCTTCGATTGCCGTAGTGCATTGTGGAGGATTGTTTAATTCTGCTCTTACAATTAAGTGCTTATGTTCTAGTACCTTGCCCACCTCATAAAGTCTCCTGTTCGGGGTTAAAAAGTAGAGCCTTTACGTGGCTCGCTTGAATCTTGCAACTTACCCAGTTGTTATAATAATTTGGATCAAGTATTGCATCATTATCAAAGATATACTTTGTTTCAAAGTAGTTACATTCACCACGCGATTTACACAACCGAAGAATAGATCTTTTAAAGTTCTCTTTACCAAGCTTTTCTATGTCTGCCTTTAAGGCTGGAGAAGATCCGTAATAGTCGTCCCAATCGGACTCTACACGGATCTTCTTGCGTTTACCTTTGACAGTCTTGTATCCAGCTTTTGTGAGATACTTACGACCTATGTATTTCTTACCATTGGTCAAGTTTTCAATGAGGTATACGAAGCCGTACCATTCACCTTCATTTACAAATTCTTTGCCTTCGTATAACCACATAAATCTATTCCATAACAAGCGGAAAGATTTATTTATTCATCTTCTTCTTCATCATAAAGATCTTCAAGATCAAGCTCTTCCGAACAGAAAGGACAATAGACTGGAGTTACTGTACTGTCCGTTATGATTTTAAATTCCTCCTCACAGGAGGGGCAAGTTGTCCAATCCATTATAGGCTAAATCCCTTGAAAGTGTTTTCGTCTACATCCTTTTTAACACCACCAATGACATAACTAGTGATTTCTGTTTCTTGTGGAGCAACCTGAACCTCGGCGCCAGAGATCCATTTCTGAGTCCATGGAAGAGGGTTGGCACCAGGCTTACCATTGAGTCCAATAGCACCCATACGCTTCGCAGCAATATGATCTACGTAGTCACAGAGCAACTGCTCATTCAGACCAATCATAGACCCATTCTTAAATAAGTAGCGCGCCCACGCCTTCTCCTGCTCAACCACACTATAGAACATCGCGATGCAATCCTCGCGTGTCTCTTCCTGTATGCGTTCAAAGTCTTCATCTTCTTTTGGAAGAATTTTGAGGAGTTGCTGAGTGCTGGCAAGGTGAACGTTTTCGTCGCGTGCGATGAGTTTAATGATCTTAGCGTTGCCCTCCATTTTCTTAACTTCAGCAAACGCCCAACTGCATGCGAATGATACATAAAATCTTACTCCTTCAAGTGCGTTCACTGCGTTCAGACAGAGCCATAGATCTCTCTTATGATCATATGCGTGCTTCTTATCGTGCTTGAAGAGAGCATACTGGTTATTGGCTGTAATAAGTCTATCATAGTACTTGCTGATATCGTTTGCGCAGTCTACGATCTCTTCGAGTTCGAGCATTTCGTCGAAGACTTTCGATGGATCAGAATAGATGTTACGAATGATATGAGTATATGAGCGAGAGTGAATTGTTTCAGAGAATGCCCAAGTCTGGATCCACGTTTCCAGTTCCGGAAGCGAGCAGATCGGAAGAAAAGCCAAAGAAGGGGCACGGCCCTGCACGCTATCAAGAAGGATCTGACGTTTGAGGTTGGACGTAAAGATGTGTTTTTCATTTTCGGTGAGTCCCTTAAAGTCCTTACCGTCACGTGACAGATCAACTTCCTCTGGTCTCCAAAAGAAACCTAGCTGCTTATCAGTAAGCTTTTCGAAAATAGAATAACGTTGCTTGTCATAACGAGCAATATTTACTGGCTCGCCAAAGAAACAATTCTGTTGTGTCGCATCTTTATAGTTGATGCTAAATACGGTCATTCTACTCTCCAAACATTCTTATTCAGTTTCAGGTCTTTCGGCCAATCGCCTTCGGTATATGATTTATCATGGAATCGAAGTTCATTCGTTGGCATGATAGTTAACCTACCATTGTCAAGCTGAATGAACATAAATTCTTTTGATTGAGACGGGTCTTGAGTGAATCCATCATACATTGGAATCACTGTGAAAAGATAACGACCAAAGAGACCATTGCTTCGAATCTCTGCTCTTTGGCTATGTAGATAATTATATGTTACGACAGAGAACTGGTCTCCATAACAATCCCAGATCTGAGTATCTTGAAGTTTCCAATCTTGCTCTGGTACAGTATGGAAAGCAAGTGCATGAGGTGGCACGCCACGATAGACGGCACCACACTCAAGCATAATATGACATCCCCACGAATGTCCAGCCTTGGCATGAAGAGCAAACCAGATACAAGGCTCGTAAGTGAAAGGCTTAGCATTCTTGCGAATGAAAGACGAGTCTACCCAACAATAGATATGGTGGGGCAGATTTCCCGAGCCTGTGTATAGCATTCTAGTCCTTTTCTTCTACCCACTGAATACTGTGGTAAGCTTCTACTCTGCGAATTGTTTGACCTTCATATTCAAGTTCCAATTCAACAGCAGTACTTTCAGGACGACGATTTAGAGAAATCAGTTTGTACTTCTTTCCAGCATCATCCCACTTGTCATTGTCAATCATAATATAATCCATTTTCACTCTCCTGTCAACGGCCTTGGCCACGATATGGTTTAAAACTTCTCTTCTTATGCTTATTCATAGTAGATAGTTTTGGTCTACGAGTATCTTGAGAAGTTCCGGTTACGATAGGAACATGCTTGGTTACGGTTGCAGACGGCGCTTTTCTTGCCATTTATCACTCCTGTTAGATTTTACAAGAGTCACAATCCTCATCATCTACTTGCCCTTGTGCTAGTGGTTTTGGTTCTTCAATTTCACCAGCACCGTCAAAGGTGTTGAAATAGTAGAGCGTTTTGCCGCCGTACTTATAATGCATCAAAAGGTGTTTAATCATTTCAGACATCGGAATCTTCTCATCCTCATAGTGGCGAGGGTTGTAAGAAGTGTTTACAGAGATTGCCTGATCGATAAACTTTTGCAGGACCGCCATGATCTTCAGATAACCTTCTGGAGACTTTTGATCCCATAGTAGTTCGTATTTATTCTTGAGCTTCTGGATTCCAGGAACAACTTGCTTGAGTACGCCGTCCTTCGACTGCTTGACCGAAACGAGTGCACGAGGAGGTTCGACACCGTTAGTTGAGTTCGAGATTTGGGCCGATGTCTCAGCCGGCATGAGAGCCATAAGAGTCGAGTTGCGAATACCGTGTTGTTGGGCACGGAAAGAAAGTGTCTTCCAGTCCATCTTATAGTTGGGTTGAACCAGTTCGTCGACCTCTTTCTTATAGGTATCAATCGGCATGATACCATGACCATACTTCGTCTCTAACCATTTCGGGCATGCATACTCTTCTTCTTCAGCCAGGTCGACCGAGGCTTTGATAAGGTAGTAACTCCATGCCTCAGCGTATTCATGCACAAGATCAAGGTTTGGATTAGAATAATTGGTATCATTACGAGCCAACCAATAAGCAAAATTAATGATACCGATGCCAAGAGGACGGCGGTTGCGAGTACCAATAGCAGCGGCTGTAACAGGATAGTCCTGATAATCCAGTAGGGCATCCAAAGCGCGTACTGCAATGGTGCATGGCTTTTCGAAATCAGTTGGCTTTCTAATCTTTCCCCAATTGATTGCTGCAAGCGTGCAAAGGCTAATTTCGCCTGACTCATCATGAATATCCTTCAGCGGTGTTGTGGGAAGAGTAATCTCACAGCAGAGGTTACTCATCTTGATTGGAGCCTTCTCCTTGATAAACGAACCATGATCATTGGCATGGTCGACGTTCATCAGATAGATTCGTCCGGTGTCTTTTCGTTCTTGCATGAAGGCTGAGAAGAGATCAATCGCAGGAACGATTTTCTTTCTGATTTTGGTTGAACGCTCGTATTTTTCGTATAGTTCTCTAAACGTTTCATTGCTTGTATAAAACGCGTCATAGAGATCCGGGACATCACTAGGTGAGAAGAGGGTGATATTACCTCCAGATAGAAGTCTTTCATACATTACCTTGTTAAACTGAACGCCATAGTCCAGATGACGAATGCGATTGTCTTCAGTGCCCTTGTTGTTCTTTAGGACAAGAAGATCCTCCACTTCGAGATGCCAAAGGGGGTAATAGAGTGTTGCCGCTCCACCGCGGACACCGCCTTGGCTACAGCTCTTAACAGCTGATTGAAAATGCTTCCAGAAAGGAACAACACCAGTGTGACTAGCATCCCCATTGCGTATAGGAGATCCAATAGCCCTAATACGACCCCCACCAATACCAATTCCAGCTTTCTGGCTAACATACTTGACAATCGCGGATGATGTTGCATTTATCGAATCCAGGCTGTCGTCTGTTTCAATGAGGACGCAGGAACTAAACTGGCGCTGAGGTGACCGGACCCCAGCCATGATTGGCGTAGGAAGACTGATGTCAAATGTACTAATTGCGTCATAGAGATCCTTTACCCACTTGATACGATCCTTAGTATAGTTCTGAAAGAGAGTCATAGCAATAAGCATGAAAGCCATCTGAGGTGTTTCATAGAACTTATTGGTTACACGATTGCGAATGAGATACTTGCCGCGGAATTGTTCCATGGCAGCATAAGTCAGCAGACCATCACGATCATGATCCATATAGTCATTTAGCTCGTACCACTCGTGCTGCGAGTATGATTCACCGAGTTCTGGATCGTAGTAGCCATGAGACTTCACCTTGACATAGTGAGTCAGCAGATGATCAGGATAGTACTTACCATAAACTTCTTTGCGAAGATTATAGTTAATCAGACGACCAGCAACATACTGATAGTTAGGATGATCCTCATCAATCAGATCAGCAGCAGCCTTGATCAGAGTCTCCTGAATATCAGTTGACTTGATTCCATTGTAGAACTGAATATGA